AGACAGTTCCCCCTTCGGGAGGGTTCTCCAATCCAGTTTCGGGCGGCGAGGGCGGCGAGATTTTTCCGACCTTTACCTATCGTGGCCCGCTGGACCTGGACCTGCCGGAAGATGGCGAGATGACGATTCACTATCGGCAGATTGACGAGCGGTCTGCGCCACGCCCCAGCGGCGAGCGGTATTACGAATGCACCATCCAGGTGAGAAAAATTTTGGACGTCAAGGAGGAGAAAGACGAAGCTCCAGCTAAGAGCTACGACGAAGCCGGGGAAGCTTTGGATAAGCTTATGGAAGAGCGGGAGGCCCAGTAATGTTCCGCGTGGATGACATTTATGACGAGGCCAAGAAAATCATTGGCGTCTGCGACGATACCAAACTTTTTCGATGGCTCGGTGACGCCGTTGGACTCATTGCAAACAAAGAGGACCTGGAGGGATGGAAAGGGTTCATCGACGTCTGCTCTGCCGGGTGCTCGTGTGCAAGCGTGGGCTCTATTTGTAACAACCCTTCCGGTTGCGGACGCAAGTGCATTACTCTACCGAGGGAAGTCGAAACAGTCATCGGAGTAAACATCGGCGGGCAGCCGGTGCTCGGTTATGCACAGCTTTTTGAATTCCATTTGAACGGACCCGGCTCCTGCCGGACTGTCTGCGAATGGAAGTGGATGGACCAGGGCGGGTATCATTACACTTTTCGCGACCTTGTGCATCCGGCGAAGCTGGTTGCCTATTTGGCTAACCCTGCCGATAACGGCGCGGAGTTAATTGTTTATGGCTACGATTCGAAAGGGAACGTGCTGCGGCGGATTGAAAACGGTGTCACCCTCAATGGTTATCGGGTCCCAACCATCTACGGAGTTGCTATCCCGGATTCTGAAGCGCCTGAAGTCGCAAGGATTACTGGGGTGTTTAAACAGCGAACGCAGGGAAACATTCGACTCTCAACAATTGATGACAGCGGAGCGACCGGAGTCCTTCTTGGAATATACGAGCCGGATGAAACGACGCCGCAGTATCGACGCATCATGCTCAATCGAAGCTGCAATTGGGCGCGCGTGGCATACCTTAAAACGAATCCTACATTTTTTAGCCGGTTCGACCATATCCCGCTGAAGAGCCGGATTGCGTTGCTGCTCGCGGTCCAGGCGCGCAAGCATTATAGCGACAACCAGATTCCGGACGCTCACGCTTTTGAAGCAGATGCGGCCCGATTGGAACTTGAAGCGCAAATGAAGGCTGAGCCGCCTGTGTTCATGCCGGTGCAGGTCATCGACATGAGTCAGCCTCGTGACAAATACGACTACGACATTCGATAATGGGTGAAGCCGGACAACGCATCATTGATTTTGACGGCACCTTTTTCCGGGGTGCGAAGTCAGACATGGACCCTGGCCAGCTTCCGCTCGGCTACGTCTGGTCTGCGCTGAACATGATTAACCTCGGCGGGGTGTTATCCTGCCGCCCAGGTCACCGATGCCTTGTAACTCTCCCCGATGGGAATCTCCAGGGAGCCGCACTGTTTAAACCGCAGGAAGGTCTGGAGCAGATTGTCATCGCGATTGATGGGGTGCTCTACGTCGCGACTTGGCCCTTCCTTCAGTTTGTTCAAATTCAAAATGTGCTCTTGTCCCCAACTGCTAAGCAGGTCTTCTGGTCTCTGACTACTCAGTCGGCAGAGCGCATTGACAATTCTCTCACGTCCGCGATTCGGGTTATTATCCCTAAGTCGGTGCTCATTGTTCAAGATGGAGGGCTATCTGCACCCGCGTGGTATGACGGGCACCAGTCCGGCCAGATTCGCGGGGACCCGTTCGAGACTCCTTCAGGTGGTCCGATGGAATGGGTGGGCGACCGGTTGTGGGTAGCCTCGGGGAATCAAGTCCAGGCTAGCGATATCGGAAATCCTTTTAGCTTCCGCGAACAGATTTATCTCGGCGGCGCGTCAGCGTTTTTCTTCGCCAGTGAAGTCACTGCGATGGTAAAAACGCCTAGCATCGAGGCCCCGCAGTTGTTGGTGTTCACTGAATCGGACGGCTCGATTCTCGAAGCCAACATTCGCGACCGGTCACAATGGCCCTCGACTCAGAATTTTCAACGCGAGGTAATCCAGGTGGGATGCACCTCGAATCGGTCCGCATTCGCCCACTACGGTCAGGTCTGCTGGTTCTCTCCGGATGGCGTAGCCATTTGGGACCCTGCCACTGCGGGCAAGCTAACCTCGCGGCTACCGGTGCGCGACAACGAAATGATGCTGAGCAAAACTCAGCTAAGCGATGACACCTCTCTCGTGGCCGGTGCGTCGTTCGGACAATTTTTACTCATGAGTGTTCCGGCTGAGGACGTGTATAACAAGCACACCTGGGTGCTGAATCACGCCAGTCTGGAGACCCTCTCAGATGACTCCGGCCCGTCCTGGTGCGGACATTGGACTGGCACCCGGCCAGTTGAATGGGTCTACGGAGAAATCGCGGACAAGAACAGAATTTTTCACGTATCGGTAGATGCTGACGGGAAGAATCGGTTGTGGGAATCTTTCACTCCCGACCGGCTGGACAACGGCTGCCCAATCACCTGGGCCTTTCAACCGCGCGCACATTTCGGGCAGACGTGCCCGGTGCCGGGTAAGCTCCCGGCACAACGTTGCCGATTCCAGTGGGTGGATGTCGGCCTTGCCGGTGTCGCTGAAGACCTGGACATCGGAGTTTTTTATGCTGGTGCGTTTCGCGGCGCGTTCCGACAAATCATGTCGAAGAAAATTTCCGTGGAAAAGGGCAACCTTAATTTCCGGATTCTAATCGACATCAATTCGCCGCTATTCGGATACAAGCCCCAATCGCGGGTGATTCGGTCTGAGGATGCGAACCAACAGGACGACAACGGCTCTCTGTCTTCCTGCGGAGCGGAGCGACCAGACGTGGAGAATATTGACGAGAGCTTCGAGCTACTCGTAGTGGGCCAGGGACCCGCGACCGTTCGATTTCTCCGCACCTTTGCGTTGACCGTGCCCGAAGATAAGTCCGGCGACGGTCAGGCGTGCCAGGACGAGGCTAGTCTAAGCGCGGTTCGATTCGACGGGGCATCAGTTCAAGGACCCTCTGAAGAGGCCCTCGATATAGCATTGAGTCAGGCCCCGACTCAGGACTTTCATTCTGTGGTCACCGAGACCGTCATAGTCGGCGACTTCTCTGCTGTGGGTGTTGGTGTCGCTGAGAGCATTATTTCTCAGCGAGCAGCCGACCGAGTAGCTCTGGTGATTGCCACCAAGATGGCGGAGAACGAGCTAATCTCGGTTCTGCCTAAAACTATTTCGTTAGGCTTGGAATGAACGTAATCTTAGACACTCTATTTCTGCGCAAGCCGCGCATCGAGTATGTGTCGCCACCGATTTGCGAGGCACAGTTTTCGAGCAGCGGTGGCCCGGTTATAATTCTGCCCGACATCCTCCGGCATCATGGACCGACGGGCGGCAGAGCGGGCGGGCGAGGCCGCAGATTCTTTTCGTTCGACAATGTTCCCGGGCAAATCTGTTTCCAGATTTATGAAGCAATAGACCCGAATAATCCGGACAGCCCTTACAATTTAATTTCGGAGTGCGTTCCTAACGGTTCGATTGCGCTGTGCTCGGAGGGCTACTATGAGATTTCCGCTATCGATGGACAGGGGCATGAGTCGGCCCGAAGTTCGCCTATCGCCATTCCAGGCGGAGGATATACCATCGTCGCTCTTCCTGTGTTCCCGCAGACCGTTGCCTACAATCTGTATAAAAGTTCTAATGGGCCTAGCGGCCCTTACAGTCTCTACTGGTATGCCTTCTCTGGAAGCTCGTTCGAAGTCTGCACGCCGGGATGTTATCGAATCACCGCAATCACTGGTGATGGCGAGACTCCGTTGAGTGACCACGTATGCACAGACTTTGATTGCTCTCCGTTGACGTGTCCTCCTGGAACGGGCTGGAATGCTATCTTATGTGAGTGTGTGCCGTGCGGGCTAATCACGAGCCCGTGTGAACCAGGGTTCACCTGGAACGCAGCAAGCTGCACCTGTATTCCCGATGGAGGTGGCGGAGGGGACACTACCGACTTAGATGGATGCCTTGGAGATATGTTCGGAGAGACTACTCTCGCGCCGGATGGATTCACGGGGCCTTGCACTTTTGTATACGCCGGGGACCCGTTGCCGACCGGATTGGTGTTTGCGCAAGAGTCACCGATTTCGGCAAACGTGAGTGGCATCCCGACAGTGAGTGGAACTTTCCACTACAACATCACAGTTACGAGCGCGAATAACCGTGTAGCGATTTTCTACTACAAGCTGATTACGTTTGGATTTACGAATGCGAATCCTCCCAGCGGGGCCACCACCACGCCTTACACTTTTGATTTTACTGCTAGCGGAGGAACTGCGCCGCTTACGTTTTCGATTATTAGCGGTAGCCTGCCCGATGGGCTCAGCATGAATTCAGCGGGGCATGTCTCCGGCACTCCTACTACGAATCAGACTAGCACCTTCGAGGTGCAGGTCGTGGACTCTAGCACGGACCAGGAAATATGCTCTAGGAGCTACAGTATCGCTATTTCAGATGGCGAGTGCGCCGGTGTGCCCAGCAATATTGCAGACCTGACCTGGACGATTTCTCCGGCTGACCCCGGGAATACAATGGCGGGCGGAACAGGAACTTTTAACGCACTCTCACCGGGCGTCGGTCCTTGTTTTCAGCTTTCCACTTCCCAGGGTTTTACTTCCCGGATATGTAATCCGACAGACAATCCCGTTACGCTGACTTGGCACATTCCAGCGTGGGAAGCCGATGGAAATGTTTGCAATTATATCGCGGGCCAGGATGGAGTAATCTTCAACATGGAGTTGTATGATTCTATTCCCGGTTCAGGAAGCAGCATTCAGTCGCCCCTACGGGACTTAGTAACGGGTCCCTTTACTCCGTTTACATTGTCTTTGGTTTTACCGGCGCATTCGGTAAAACACATTCTGCTGGAGCTTATCGTGCGATGTTCTCCGGACACGGGTCTCGGGGGTGTCCAGATTCTGTCTCTAGGTAACATGACCCTAACGTAAAATTATGAGCCTACAAGCAACCAGTCTGATTATTCAGTCCGCTCCGTTGCCCGCTTCCTTTAAAGGAAGCCCGGACGACCTGCGGGTGGAAATCGTGAAGCGATTAAAAATCGTTTCGCCCAACGGAACCAACTTCATCTTCATCGGTGACACGGAACCCACTTCAAACGTAGGCCCCTGGCTAAAGGGCGGCACGCAGTGGTATGTCTGGGACGACGCGACCAATCGCTATGTTCCCCAGGACATCTCGGCTTCGTTCACGATTCCGTTTTTCGTGGGCGCGTCCACTCCGGCTAGCAGCACTCCTCCGATTTGGCTGTTGACCACGAAGGACCAGACCGACATCGACCCCAGCATCGGAAACCCGATTGGCTGGTATATTTTCAACGGGACGTCTTGGGTGCCGTTCCTTGGAATCGTTTTGTCCGGCCCATCCGCGAACCGGCCTTCTGCGCCTGCGGCGTATCAGCAATACTACGACACGGATATTTCCTGCTTGATTTGGTTCGAGCGAAATCAGTGGCGCACGGTCTCCGGAGTCCCTGGCGACGTCAAGGCAGTGATGTATCACTTGCTCTCGGACGCCTTGATTGGTAACCCCGGCTGGGCAGTCGTGGGAGACGGAAATCAGACCATTCGTGGCCGAATCATCATGCAGGCTAACCACGACGGTGAAACGAGTTTGACGGTGCCCTCCGGGGTGCCTGCGCGCCAGTCTTTTGAAACTTTCGGCGAGACCGACGGGGTGCAGATTAACCCTGCTTCGCCGACTCCGTATCCGCCTCAATTGGCTTTGTGGCACCTTTACAAGCAGTGAGAAAACAGCGACTTCTCATAGATGGTTCGACCGATTCAATATCAAGAGCTTTCCGGGATAATCAAGGAATTAACGCCGGTGCTCGACGCGGCAGCGATTGAGTCCGGCTTCGAGCTAAAGACCAATCACGAGCACCTTGCGAAGACCTGGACTGCTTTGCTGCAACAGGGAATTGGAAAAGGTTATGTGGCGTCTGTGAATGAGAAAGTGAAAGGCATCCTCTTGGGATTGATTTTTCCTGATTCATTAACCGGGCATCTTCGGGGTCAAGAATGTTTGTGGGCTGTCGATAAGACATCACGACGGCATTCCCTCGACCTGTTGAATCATTTTGAATTCGATTGCAAGCGGGCCGGGTGTCATGACGTAGTTTGCACCGCGACCACCGGCCCGACTATTGAACGGATGCGAAGACTTTACGCCAAGCTTGGGTATCATCCCGTAGCTGAGGCATTCTCAATAAAAATGTGAGCGATATTTTCTCAGGAATTGGTCAGGTAGCGGGTGCCGCGCTTCAGGCGGACGCGGTGAAGACCGCTACGCGGATGCAAATCGACGCGTTGCGACAGCAACGTGAATTCGTTTTCAATAATCTGAATCCCTCGGTGATTAACGCGCAGGCGACCGCAGGGGACATCCAGAACACGATGGCGCGTCTCGCGCTTCAGGGTCAGGTTGACCCGGCTTTGCTTCAAGCCCGGTATCAATCGGAAAATCAAATGCTGTCGCAGGCGCAGCAAATCGGTCAGCAATCGGGAGCGGTGGGGACCCAGGCGGCGACTGAAGCTCTGGCGGGCACGCCGGGAATGACAGAGGCCAAGAATGGTTTGGTCGATGCCGCGCTCAAACAACTTTCTGCGGGCGCTACACTTCCTCCGGACGTGGAGAACCAGCTTGTCCAGGCCGGTCTCGAACAGTCCGGCATGGTTACTCAGGGAGCATCCGGGCGGGGAATCGGCGGGCAGATGCTGCGGACCGTTTTGGGCACCGCTGGTCTAAATCTCCAGATGCAACGCCAACAGCAGGCCGCTCAGCTTTCTGAATCGGCGCAGAACCTGGAAAATTCCAGGCAGAATATTTTGCAGCAGCTTTTCCCTCGGCTCAGCCAGACGCAACTCGCGAACCTCGGTGGAACGCAGAGCGTGCTTGGCACTTCGGCTTCGATGCTCCCGAATGCGGGGCTCTCCGGCCAAAACATTGCCAACATCTGGCTTGCCCGTGTTGGAGCTACGAATCAACTCGCGCAGTCTTCGGCGGATGCTGCGGCTCGTGGGACCATGGGTCAGGCGACCGCGTGGGGGAACGCTTTTGGTGGTGCTGGGTCTGCGCTCGGAAGCGCGATTCCTACGATTAGCGGATGGTTTGGTGGTGGTGGCGGCGGAGGTGGCGGGGGTAACGCTGCCGATTTAGGCGGCTTAGCTCTGTCTGCGATTTAACGATATGCCTGTCTCTCCTCTTGGTGGTTGGACCGCAGCGTCGCTGACTCCTGGGTTAGCGCCAGTGGCTCCTCGTGACCCGGGTCTCGCGACTCGGCAGGTAGCCCCCATGCCTACGCCGGGCGCGGCTCCGGGGATTCAGAGCTTGTCGGACCCGCTGATTCAAAACATGCTCCAGTCAATTTACGGTCCCAATTTTCAGAACATGCTGGGCACCGGTGCGTATCAGGCACCGCAGCAGCAGGACCCTACCAAAAATCCGGCGTTCATCGAGGCGAATGCGTATGCTCAAAATCTTACTGCAAAAAACACTGCGATGCACGCCTACGATTCGTATCAACGTTCATTACAAGTTGCCCAGGACAAAGTTGCCTCGACGCGTTCGACTTCGGCTGGTGGTTGGGTTGACCCTAACTATAACAATGCTGTTCAGCAGCTAACTAATTTGCAGACCGGCGATGCGGGCGCGAACGCAATGAGAATTTCGCAGGCCGCTGCGCTGAGTCCGTCGTATGCGCCAAACATTTATCAATCGACTAGCCCCGGGATGAATCCTACGCAGTCGTGGAATCCCTACGGGCTCTCCGGCTGGATTTCGCCGGTGCAATCTGGACTCGGTCCTATGCAGAGTCCCTCGATTGCGAAAAACATAATGTCGATGGGAGTTTAATTTTTATGGCAATTGGTGGACCTACTGATACCGCTCAGTCCAGCGTAAACTCGCTCGGGCAGCCCCTCGTCACTTCTGCGGACCCTAATGTGGTTGGACCCGCAGCGGTGGAGCAGCTTGTTGATTCACTCCGAAAGGGGTTCATTACCAACCAGGATATTTTGGACCGCATCGGTCAAGTGGGGCAGTCGAAGAAAAAGGCTCTGCTGGAAAGTCTGAAAGAATATGTCAATCCTGATGTGGTGCAGTCTCGTCTTGATACTGCTCGCGCTGCGGGTGCCCAGGCCCAACTCTCGGCCCAGCAAGCGCAGGCCCAGCAAGGGCTCGTGGAGCAACAGACAGCTTTAGCGAAGACGAATCTCGCGGCGCAACAGGCGACTGCTGTGTATGGCCCGGGCGGGCTCGATACCTACCAACAGTTCGGCCATTTTTTCGGTGAGGCTATGCCCCCGAATCCTGGTCCGGAAGATTTCAAGAAAGCTGCGGCTCGTGGAAACGAAATGCGCGGCCAGCTTTCACTTTCCGATTCCTGGTTGAAGGCGCTCACTCCAGTGGGCGAACGGACCGTGGAAGAGAATGGCCGCAAGTATACGGCTAAGGTGAACTGGCAGGGCCAGAATGTTACTCCTCCGGACGTGGAGAGCGGGTATCCCGGCTCTCCGGCATATTGGTCGTATGCCAAGCAGTTGGACAAAGTTCTTCCGCAGTTTCATCCGGCGCGCGGGCAATATTTTTTGGACCCCTCTGCGGTGTCCGGTGCTAAAGACATGCACGCAGGTTCGGGCTTAGTCTCGCCAGCGGGCACTCCAAATCCTCAGGCGTCCAATCCGGCAGACCGGGCAGGGTTAGCGAATCAACTCGAACAGGAAGGTGCGGAGAATGGTCCGGCCTTGGTGTCTTCTATGCCGGACGCTCAAGTCCAGGAGATGATGAACCGGCGCTCGGTTGCGGTGGCTCAGCACACCCCCGGTGAAGCTCCGATGGTGGCTCCGAAATCTGCGCCTGCGGCTCCGGCTGCTAAGCCTACTCCCGGCATCCTGACTTACACTCCGGAAGCTTGGAAGGTCAAGAACGACATCCAGACTGCGGCGCGCGCGGATAAACGCGTGACGAACTGGGAAGCGGCTCAGCAATACATCACACCTTTTGTAAGTCGCGCGCAGGAAGTGGCGAAGATGCCTATCGAGCAACAGCAGTCCTCGAACATGGCTGTCATCGACCAGGGGATGGTTGAAAATCTTATCAAGATGTATGACCCCTCTGGCGTGATGCGAGAATTCAAGTGGGAGAAGACGGAACAGAACCAGAGCAAAATCGAACGGTATCTGAACATGAAAAACGTCTGGCAAAAGATTAAGGGTGAAACAGTCCTTACTCCCCAGGCGCGCCAGCGGTTGGTGGATATGGGCTACGAAGCGATTCGCGGTGTCGAGTCTGCCGCTCAGCCAGCGTTTCAAAATGCGGTTCAGTCAGCGGGCACCGCAGGCATCGGCAATCCTCTGGACGCGGAGCAGTCGCGAGTTGCCAATGGACAATTTTTGGAAAATCCCTGGCCGCTCAGCAAAGGGTCCGCGAAGGGTTTGGTTTCTGCTCCTGGGGCTGCCGCAGCGGGGCCTGTTCGATTTATTCAAGGGATTGGAAATGTGCAGCGTGGTCCAGATGGAAAATTTTACAAAGTTGACTAATGCCCCAAGAAGTTTCTCTATCGCCGGAGCAACAGGCGCAGTATGAAAACTCGCCTACGGCTGGACAAGAGGTTCAGTTAACCCCGGACCAGCAGGCCGCATTCGACCAGCCCCAGTCCAAAGAGGTTGACCCTCTGAAGGATTTTACTTCGGAGCAGATTTTTCAGTTATCGAAGCAGGACCCTGAGTTTCGAATCCTCGAACAATTTTCCAGCCGTCCCGACCTTCAGAAGGACCCGTGGATGGTCTCCAAGGTTGCCGACGCGTTGCACAAGCAGAAGCTGGAGCCCTGGTATCGCGGAATCTCCGCTTCGGGCATGGCGAAGGGCATCGCGGGTTTCGGCAAAGGCGCATTCACTCAAGCGAGCGATGTCGCGCAGAATGCCGCTGATTCGATTAGCTTGGGCCTCGGGCATCTGCTCGGCGCGGACCCGGGCACGCTAGACCAGTTAGGCCGAAACATCCAGCAGCGAGTCGCAGAGTCTACCTCAGCGACTGAGGCGGCTACTACCGGCCTCGTGGGTCAAGCCGTTCGCCTCGCGAAAAAAGTTGGCGGCAAACCGCTCGACCAATACACGGAACAAGACAAAGTCAATTCACTTTTCGATTCCCTGGCCGACCTTCAGCAGCAGCAAAAGATTGCAACCGGCCACGGCGCGTTGTTAAGTGCGGTGGGTCCGGAGGTGGTTAAGAATTTGGAGCAGCAGGGCTCCGCAGTGAGACCGGAGCAAGTGGCCTCGCTAGCCCAGGCGGACCCGTTCGCTTTTGAAGCGATGGGCAAAGGTCTGGCCCCGGTTGGCAAAGCTGCCGGTGCTCTGGTGCCTGAATCGGCTGCTGCACTGGCCCAGAAGGCAGCCCAGGCTACGATTGGACGCGGCGTGCAGGCTGTCGGTGCTCTGGTGAAGCCGGTGGCGACTGCGGTGCGCGCGGTAGCTCCGGGAGTATCAAAGGCGGCGGGTGCTGCTGCGGGAGCAGTCGCGGCTGGTGAGCTAAATCCGGCTGCTATCCCTCTGGGTATCATGGAGGGCTTGGAGAAGGGCGGGAAGCTCGGAGAAAAAATCGCTACGGGCGCTGGCAAAGTGGCCGGTAGCTTCGACCAGCTTTCGGAAATTGGAAGACAGATTGCTGGCGCGGCCCCGCTTAAGTCTTCCCTGGCAGTCGTGGGCCGACAGGTTGCTGAAGCTGCACCTCGTGCCGCTGGCGCAGCGTTGGCCGGTGCTGGATTCGATATCGGGCTGCAAGCAGGCACTGCGGAGACTCCGGAAGAGCGAGAATCGTTCACTCCGTTTGGAACTATTTTCGGTCTCGCTCATGGCGTGAAGTATGCCGGGACCCACACGATTAGCGGTTTGATTTCCGCTCCACGCGAGTGGGGCTCGAACATTCGCACCCCCAACTCGAAGAATTTTCCGGGTCTTAATTCGGTCCATGACGCGGGTTATGATTCGGCGTCTCCCGGGGTAAAATCCCGGGTGAATGCTTTGCGGCAGCTAGTGGAGGGAACCGGCGCAGAACTTTTTTATGCGCCCAGGCCGGAGCAAGGACAGCCCGACAATCTACCCGACACTTTGACGGGTATGGGAATTCCCGCAGACCGGGCAGATACTTTCGCAGACAAGGCCGCTTTCACCACTACCATCAACGGAAAGAAAGTGGTGGTGATTCGAAACGTTGAGGCCGGTCCGCACGACGCACTGCACGCGATTGACGATGTGGTTGGCGCTACCCAGGTCCGGGAGCTTAACGACGCGGTCAAGGGTCAGTATACCCCTGAGGTATGGTCGCAAATGCGCCAGCGGTATGCCGACCTGCTCGCTCCAGGCACCGACAATCCCACCGCTACCATTCTTGACCAGACCGGCAGAGGTGACGCGGAAGCGAAGGAAAAAATAATCCGTCAGGTCCACGACACCTTCACCCAGAATAACGAGACTCCGGACATGGAGTCGTTTAAACAAGCTGCCGGTTCTGAGATTCAACGCCAGCAATCCGATGCCGCAGCGGCAGGCAAATCTTTGTGGGAGCACACCCTGACTCCCGAAGAGCAGAACAACGTAGCAGACCAATACATGGGCTCCGAAGTCCGTGCTGAGAATTTTGATTCGGCTTATAAAGGAATCGGTGATGGAAAGACGCTCACTGACAAGCTCGCTCACGCGGTAGCGGGCACCATGGCGTCTCTCGGATTTAATCCGGTTGCTGGCCGATACTCCGACCTGGGCTTCCCGCTCGACTACGCCACGATGAAGCAAGGGCTGAAACAGTCGGCTGTAAACAAGCCGCTGGTGTCTCCGTCCAAGCTCCCGAAAGTGGTAGCTCCGGTTGGGTCACCCGCTGCCGCGACGCAGCAACAGAAACGCCACGAGGAAATCGTGAAGACCGCGCCGGACGTTGCGCTCCCTGGCGCTGCCAAGTCTCCGCGCGAGATGATGGGAATTTTGAACGAGGCAGTTCTTTCGGGCTCGCCGGTAGATATTCACTACGGGCACGCGGGCGGAACCGCACCTGCGGCTGGCACTGGCGATTTGCCGGAAGCTGCGCTCGGCGGGGTCAGCCGCGCGGACAGGCGAGAAGTCATCGAGGCTTGGCGACAACTCCCGATTGCGACCCGGTCTTTTATGGCCACGTTATTCTCTCCGGAACGTTTCGACGTTACCAAGGGCGGGAAGTATCAGGTCTATGGCGGTTCGCATGCTGTTCTCGCGGCGAACCTTCAGAAGCTTGCGAATTTTTCTATCGCGCACCCTGAGGTGAAGCTACCTGACGGGTGGAACGTTGACGACAAGTCTTTTACTCCCGACTCGTGGAATACCATTCTGGACCAAGTCCAGAAGTATTCCCGCAACCAGTTAACTGGTCGCGCAGGCTCCGGCCAGCCGCTCGTGGTGCCGAAGATGAAGGGCTATTTTGCTCCTCCAGTCACCGGCGAGGCTGCTGTGATTCCGCAGGATGCTGCCGACGCAATCAATGCGGTGTTCGGCCAGACCACTCCTGCTACCGCACGCATCATGAAGAAGGATGTCGTGCCGCTGAATCTCGCGGGGCAGCGAATCGCGGAAGCCACCCTTCCAGGTAGAGTCGAAGCGCCGACCGCAGAGTCGCCGGAGTTTGAAGGGGAAACTGCGAAAGGGCTCGGCATCGAGGGCCAGCATGTCTTGGAGCCGAATCCGTTTTTACAGGAGCTAAACAAATTTTCTGACGCGCCTAGTTTCATCGAGGCACGGCGCAGGCTGAACCTGGAGCACATGGCGGACGTTGAACATGCGCCTGCTGGTTCACCGTCGCTGCGGGGGAACACGTTGACGATGGCTGCCGGATTTCGTCCTGAATTACTCCCGGATAAAGAAAACGTGGGGAGATGGTCAAGATTCTCTCACCTAGTAGGAATGTGGTTGTCCCCAGACGGAGATTTCTATGATGCGACCCCTACCCACTATCATTCAGCGGAGAAATACATAACTGGGGTCACAAAAGAAGACCCCCGAGAATTAGCCTATAAAAAACAATGGGTCAGAGTTAATATCGATGGCGGGTCTGCCGACGCTCAGATTCTTATTGAGGGTCCGAAACCTAATCCGACTCAAATGCGGGCTTTGGATTCAGCCGCAGAGAGTCAGGGGCTACCGGTTAATAATGATAGCGGACGGACTGTGATAGAGGCTCCTGCCGGATTCCGTCCGGAGTTGAGAGGCAATGAAGACATCCAGCAAGTTGCCGATAGATACATGAAGGCCACCGGCAGGCCGTATACCCGGCCTACTGCCGCTACGCCGCTCAATGAAGCGGTGGCGAAGCGTATCGCGGATTTTTATCAGAGTGCGGCCCATTCGCCGGACAGTCCAGAAGTCCAGTCGTCTTACAAAGCGATGGCGGACGAAACCGTTCAGCAATGGAACGCTCTGGAGAAGGCCGGATATAAGATGGAGCCCTGGACTAAGCCCGGGCAGCCCTACGGTAGCTCGGCAGAGATGACCGCAGATGTTCGAGACAACCATCACCTCTGGTTTTTTCCCACTGAGGCGGGCTATGGAACCGGCACAGAGATTGCCAAGCATCCACTGCTGGAGGATTCTGGCGTCCAGGTCAACGGGCGTGAGCTTCCTTATAACGACGTTTTTCGCGCGGTCCACGACGTGATGGGGCACGCAAAAGAGGGTTACGAATTCGGCCCGAAGGGGGAGCTTAACGCTTACCTCGCGCACTCCGCGATGTATTCGGATGCCGCGAAGCCTGCGATGGCTTCGGAGACTCTCGGACAAAACTCCTGGGTTAACTTCGGTGAGCACCTCCGGACCCCGGAAGGTAATATTCCCAAGAAGGGCGAAGCCGGATTTGTTCCTGCCCCGGAAAGACCATTTGCGGAGCAGAAAGCTTTTCTGTTGCCGGAGAATCTTCAGAAACTTTCTTTGGATGACGAATCTGCCCAGTTCAAACCCCGAAAGCGAAAAGACGACTGGCAGCTTAAGGAGGGACCCGGGATGTTTTCGAAGGCGTGGATTGCCCCCGACGGGAAACCGATTCAACTTGGCGGGCAGTGGCACCACGAATGGGTAAACGAGAATCCTGATGTGGCCGAGAAGTATGGTCTGAAGCCTACGACCAGCGGCGAAGAGAATCGTTCCGAAGCTTTGCAAAAAGGTTTTGCTCGCGTGAACTACGAGAAGAACACCGGCACTTTTAAAGTGGAGGCTCGCCAGCAGGACTGGGATAAGCTGTCTCCCTCGGTGCTAGAGATGGTGAAGCGCAACCTGGGGAAGATTGACAACATGGACGTGCATTTGCTGGATGCGAAGGGCAAGAACATTGTTGACCAGGATGGCGTAGCGTTGCACACCTACGACGCGGGGGAAAAGCTGGACCACATCCCGTTGATTTCGGAGCCGTCGTCTACGGTCACTGAGACGAGCCCTCAGGCGACTGGGAAAGCAGAGTCAGCCCAATTCCGGCCCGCTGATGAAGACACCCAGATTTTATACTCCGGCAAAGGTGGAGGAGTAGGCTCCGGCGAAGGTGGCTCCTGGTGGACTTCGAGTTTGAGACGCGCCATTTCTTTCGGCCCGTCAGTTAGCAGAGTAGAAGTGCCGAAAGAAATTGCACAGGCAGCCCGCGAAGCCGCGTTGAAACAGGGTAGTGGCACCTCCACGGATTTTGTGCTTCCCAATGAGTGGGTGAAAAAGGCGGAGCCGGTGGGTGAGCTTGACCAGCCCACGTATGAACTACCGATTCAATTCCGGCCCGATGAAACAAACCCGCGCGCGGTAAAGATGGCTGCACTCCGTGACGAGGACACCGGTAAGATTTACGAAGGCCCGATGCATGCCTTTGCTAAGCTGGAGTATCTGAAAGAAAAATACGCCAGTCGGTTGGACGAGAACGGTGACCTTCCGGATAACCTGATGCTTCAAGCCTGGAAGGCGGACCCTAACTTGTCGGAAGGATTCACTACCAACGCGGGAGAATTTTTGAGCCGCGACGAGGCAAAAGACCGTGCGGTTGAACTAAAGCAGTATGTCGCTAAACCGAACGAGGGAAGCAGTCTGGAGTCTCAAGCGTTCACCAGACAGCAGGAGCTACAAAAAGCTGGCTACGCTCCAGACGTCCAATACCGACCGTCCGCTAAGCCGGAAGATTTTAAGAGCGAAGAAACACTTCCTCGCGCGCTCCAGTCTCCTAACTGGGCAATCTTCACGGCGACAAAAGAAGATTTAGGCCCCGGCACCAACGAGCACAACGAACTGCGAAACGAGAATTTAGAAAAAGCTCTTGTAGCCGACGGCTTCACTCCTACCGAGGTGAGCGGAAATTACAAAGGCGTTGACCAGGGAAAAAGTTTTCTGGTGCCCAACATGACCCCGGAGCAAGCGACCGCGTGGGGTAATAAGTATGGCCAAGAGAGCGTGCTTACTCCACACGGTATTCTTTACGGTGACGGGACGATTAACCCTGCCGACCATTCGAAAACTGTTGTTGGGCCAGAGGCAGAGAAGCAGGATTTTTATTCGAAGCTCAAAGATGGTCCCGCGTTCAGCATGGGAATCGATACCGACAAGCGGGTTCAGTTCAAGCCCAACACTCCAGAAGAAAGAGATTTACTCGGTGCAGCTATCGCCCCGCAGGCGTTCAGCAAAGCGGAAGTCATGGCGATGTCGAACAAAGACCTTTTGGAACACTACCCTGAGGCAGTCGTTCCTAACAAGGTCCGAAACAAAAAGGGCAAGCTGGTAGAGCCGGAGCTAACCTCCGATATCGTTCACGCGCCGCTCGTAGAAGCAAACGGTGGTGCGGAGTCCCCGAAGGCAATCAAAGCCTACGCGCAGAAGGTGGTTGATTTTGCCAAGCAATGGCAAGACCACCCGGCGTTTAAGGACGGGATGAAATGGTATTCTGATTTTGTCCCGAAGCTCAAAGCAAATTTTGGAAAGAACGCGCAACTGTTCGCTGAACTACTCGCGGCGACTTCGCCGAACACCACACCGGATGTGAATTTTGGATTCGCCTACGATGCTCTGAAATCTTTCGAGACCGGAAAGTTCGACCAACAGATTGCTAAGTTCAACGAGGGCATGAAGATGGCGGACGAGGACAACTGGCAGGACTGGTATAACAAAAATGTTCCAGAGTCAGACCGGCCTGTGAAGCCTACCAAGGCGACTTTCATGGCGGAGTGGATTGACCAGCACGACCTCGCGCCTCGCCAATCGAATGGAAAAAATTACGGGATGCATTCCGTGCCGGTGCTCCAGGTTCTTGCGCGCCGGTGGCTAAACCAAACGACCGGCCCGAAGACTCAGAATTTTATCAAGAACTTGGTTGGCTCGGAACACGAGGCCACAATCGACGTATGGGCTGACCGGACTATGAGACGCCTGGGTTACCAGGACTACCAGGACCGGTGGCGGATTTTGCCGAAGAACGCGACCGGAGTGCCAGACACTGATTTCCACTTTTCTCAGAAAGTATTCCGCGCGGCTGCCAATCAGATGGATATCAAGCCCGATGCTCTGCAAGGGGCTCTCTGGTTCGCTGAAAAGCAGCTTTGGGCGGACAAGGGCTGGGGACGGCTCGACCTGGGGGACTACCGTAAAGAGATGGCAAAGGTCCCAGAACTACAGAAAAGGTTTGAGCAGCGGAACGCACAGCAGGAGATGAATCTAGTTGCGCCAAGGCCCGGAGTGCAGTATAATCCAGGTATGAAATTAGTCAAAGCGACAGTGCAAGACAAAAACGGTGGAATCTTGATTGGCGGAGGTAAGTCCATTACTTCCAGTCCTTTGACGCCTGTTGACGCTTCTGCGTGGGCGGACGCAATCATATCCAATCAAATAGGACTCCCGGCGTCTCAATACGGGACGAAAGACCAACGTCGAAACAAGGATGACTTTAAAGTTACAATCCGATGAAAGTAAACACTAAATTGCAGAAAGAATACACCCGGGAGCAGCAGGTAGCGGCCCGGATTGCCTCGGATATCTACTCCCAGGACCCGTTCTGGCAGGAAGTGGTAGAACACCTCGACCGGAAGGAAAAGAGCCGCCAGGGGCTTGTGCAGGCTCGACCCAGAGCCCGCAAATAGCGACTGTTAAGTATGACTGGCACTGAATCAGGTCTCGTTGCTCCCGCTGCGGTTGCCCCACCCGCTGCTGCCCCCGCACCCATCGCTGCCGCTCCATCCCCTGACGCGTCCCAGACGCCTAGCACCCAGGACGACCGGCTGCCCCCGGAGATTCTGAAGATTCACGCGATGCAGGCATTGATTGCCGGGAACCCGGCTGCCGTGTCCGCCCCGTTAAAAGAATTTGGTAACCGTAAGGAAGCGAAACTTATCAAGGAGCACAAGGATGCTCTAACGCAAGCCGGTTTCGGCTTTTACCGCTCTCTGAACGGTCACCTGGGGGTCATTTTCAATTCGTTGCATTTGCACCCCCAAGATTTGATGGCAGCCGACAAGGCCGGGAAGCTCACACAACTCGCGCCTTCTTTTGATATCGTGGACCATGCGGTGTCGAAATCCGGAATTCACAATCCAGTTTTGAAGGCGAAGTCGGTCCCGAATGGATTGGCTCCGCCTACGCTTCAAGCTCCTCCTCAGGTCACTGCGGGAATGGCTCCAGGCTCCTCGCCTGTCGCGGCTGCCCCGAATTCCGTCCAGCGTAAAGCTATGGCTGCCCGGATTGGGAATATCAGCCCTGGGGCTCCGACTTCGGGCTCGATGCCGGGAGCCGGACGTTTGCTGAATCAAATCTACAAGCCGGTTGTTTAACCGGGGGTCAGTTCAAGCTGGCCCTTAATCAACCTCGCGTCTGAACGGATGAACCGCTTGTAGTATCCGCGCGTGAAAAAGCGATTGATTTCCACTCTGAACCGGGTGACAGAGCCGTCGTCCGGGTTCACTTTGAATTCCATAATCGCCCCGCCGACTTCCATCCGCAGGCGTTTCTTGCGAGCGAAAATTGTTTGGTCCTGAAACCCCGGCAGAGACACGACGTGAATGTTGCGCTCTTGCATGTAGTTCGAGACGTGATAGTGGCCCAGCACCAGGATAGACGGCTTTTCGCCACCCTCCAGAGACTCCACAATCTTCTGCGCCGTGTAGCTGCGCGCATACGCTGAACCACCACCGGGGTGCATGATTTTGATGATAGTCGGCACGGCACCGGCCTTAATCGCGACGTCCGCTTCGACGTGACCGATATAGCGCAAATCCTTTCGGTCATTTTTGCGGGCGACAAGCTCCATGTATGACCCGATGTTGAAGCCGGGAGCAAACCAGGACTCGTGGTCGTCGCCGGTGATGAAGTAAGTCGTGATGCCTTCCCGCTGCGGATAGTTGTCGGCGAAGTATTGCGCCTGTCCATCGATGGTCGAGGAGAAAACACTTTCACCGTTGATGCGCGCCACATAGCCGTCAATCGGGTTGCCCGCATGGAACACGGTCGTGAGTCCTTCGGCTTTGAAAAGGTCGTATTGGGCGTGCAGTTCTGCGAGGCGTTCTTCCTTGCAGCACATGTGTGTGTCTGCGACCAGTCCGTGGCGAATCCAGTCGCCGGTGTTCACGACTTCCAACGGAAGATATCCGAAGGTAGGCCGGGGCAGCGTGACTGGCTCCTGGAGAACAGGAATCTCGGTTTCCGCCGCGAGCGCAGGAGCAGCAGGGTCAGCGGACCCAGCCGTCAATGGGCGGCTCAGGCTCAGTCGGCGGATTTTGTTCACCACCGCATCCAGGCTCTTGCCCATCTTGGTGGCTATCGCCGGGTTGCTGTAACCCTCCTGCCGGAGGCTCGTCAAGGTGTCGATTTGCGTTTTGGTCCAACTCATGTGTTTTAGGATATGGAGCGTCTTCGGCCCCGGTTTCTAGGTTCTGTTCCCGTTTTATTAACCACTCCTGTGTGGCTGGGTGTAGCACACCCCTAAAGGCTCCGTCAAAAGCTTCGAGCGCGATTTGCGCCGTGGGACCCACACCGACTAAGGCGTGCTCCAGGTCATTGATGTCGCCCAGGTAGGCCAGCCAGTTTCCGTCCAACAGGCGGCAGAGCGCGGGCTTGTAGCGAAAATGCGGTGAAGAGACTTCCTGGGTGGCCAGCAGATGTTCCTCGGCGGACTTGCGTTGCATATCGAGGACGTCCCGCTGTCTCTGTGCGATGTCTTCAAAATGCTTTTCGGTCCGCTTCTGAAACTCCAGGCTCCAGCGGTCGTCGTCATCCATGATTTTCTGAATGCGGTTCGCAGCCGCGCGAAGTGTATTCTCGCATTCGATTTTGGTCTCGGTCTCGGCGGGAGTCAGCGGAGGAACCTCTGCGGGGGCAGCCTCGGGCATGCCGAACATGTTCACGCCGGGTGGGGTCCGCATCCAGTGACTCATTACCGCGCCAGCGGTGGAGAACACCTGGAGGCAAGTGTCTATCATGAACCGGGTCGAAAGCTCCCGGCTGGAAAGCTGAATCGGTTCCGACTGATTGAGATTCTTCACTGGAACTTTACGCGAGATAGGTGTGTTTGTGCCCATTTGAAAATCCATATTGCGTCAATGGCGTTGTCGTCTAGTTTTTGTCCGCGAAATCCTGGGGACTGTTTAAACAGGGCGGCTGCCATTCCTTCTTTTGTTGCGCCGCCGAACCCGGTGGCAAACTTTTTTAAAGTGGAGACTGGCAAACATTCCAGCAAGCACGATTTGCCAAGGGTCAACCATACACAGGTCCGCAATGATGCCCACAACTGGGTTTGCAGGGTGTAAGTCGAAAATTGCACGTCCTCGAAGACTACCACATCGGGCTTGGGAAGTGAAACCAGATATTCCTGAAATCGATGAATCCTCGGGTCGTTTCGCCGGGTCCAGCGTTCCTTCCCCCAGGCAGTAACTTCCGCCCCCGTTGCTAGCGTCCAAGTCCCAGCAGTAAGTGTATCCGCTCCGGCGAGGTTGTGAGCGAATCCCGTGTGGGTCCCCAGGTCTATGGCGAGTATTTTCAGACATATAAAAGTCGCAATTATTCAGAGAGTAGTCGCCCCTGGTCCAGCAACGCGACGCGAATCTTTCGGAGCGCCACGCGGTGAGTGCGCTGAATCGCCGACCGAGTTAAATCCAGCATCTCGGCAATTTCCTGAAAATTCCTTCCGCTGAAGTAGGTCAAGTTTAAAACTGCCTTCTCCCGCTCGGTGCAGATTCGTTCCACCAGCGGCTTCATTTGCTCCCAGCGTTCGCGGGTGTGGATGTCTTCGAACCTGGGGTTGTCAATTTCGTGCTCCGGAGTGATTTCTTCTGTGTCGTCCCAGGGGCCGGTTAAATCAACGTGATGCCCGCTGGGGTTCGAGGTATCCGGGGGCACCATGTTTTCAGAGCCGACACCCTTCACCACATTTTTTGAGCGCCAACTTCGGTGAACATAGCCGCGAATTCCCGGCTTGCAGAACGCGAAGAACCTCGCCCAGCCGGTCTTCCACCGCTTCGCGCCGCGATTCAGCACGTCGTAGCAAATCGAGATAAGCTCACCGTCTTCAATGTGGCCCTTGCTGATGTGGCGCGCGTAGGCTACCGCTTCACGCATCGAGTGCAGCACGAGTTTGTCCAGGTCTTTTTGAGAGCCCTGGGCGAGCTTGTTTTCTTCCGGCTTACTTAGCTTCAGGGGAAATGGGTCGAGGGGATTCAAATGAAACTCCAGTCGTTGGGTTAAGGGTGGGAACCGCCTCTGTATCAAAACGCTCGAAGGTCCAGACGCGAGTCTTATCAGGGGCAGTGTGAACGGAGCATTTTAGCAAACCTTCGGTCTGTATCTGCTCCAAAAATCTGTTGATTTGGTCTGACTTGTAGCCGCGCATCAGGTCCTGATTAAATGCGTTCTGATTAATCATTCGGATGATGGCGGAGGTAGTCCCGGAATACCTGGGAGCTTCGGGATTGTCCTGGAACCAGAGCCGGAGAGTCTCTATCAGCAGTTCGCGGAACATCGCCGACGGAGCAGTCTGCCTGCCGCGCTCGACCATAAGCTCGTCGTGGAATGCAAGAAATCCGTAGCGTGAATCCCTCGTCGCTTCGATATAGTCAGGCCATTTGAAATCAACGAGCAGCCTACCCAGCACCGGAAGCTCCACGGCTAGCATCTTCTGAATCTCCGTGCGAGACGGGAATTTAAAATTGGGCAGATTCTGGCAACGGAACAAAACCATTTTGTCCATCGAATTGTTATCCAGACTCGCGGTTAGAATTCGCATCGACTCGAAGTCCATGTTTAGAGTCATGCCTACGCGGCCATTCCAGTCCACCAATCCCTGTTTGCGAAACTTGTCATTGCTAATCAGGCCGGACTGCGCGGTCACTTTTTTGAGGAGCGCCGCTACCTTCGCGCGTGCGCCAGGAGTGTTTGCGGGAACCTCGTCGTCTAGCACCCAATGGGCCACATCCATAAGGTAAGCATTAAAAGTCTCTCCTCCCACAAGATACCGGGTAGCGTCCGCAAATCCACCCAGCAAAGCGCCGATGAATTCTCGGTTAACCAGCGTTTTGCCGGAGCCAGTCGGCCCGCACATTCCCAGTCTATGCCCGGGCAAAGGAGTCCAATTTATTGCAGACAAATAGGCATACTGCGCCCAGGCGAGAAACCACGGAAGTTGAATCTGCTCTTCTCTCCCGGAAACCGGGGGTGCGAACAGATTTTGTAGGATGAATGAACAGAACGGCGCGCCGCCATGGGGACCCCACTTCTGTGTGCCTACAGCGGGCTCAATTGGCTTCCGCTTGTAGTTGTTTAAACGTAGCTCCCCTTGGAAGGTAACCAAGCCCGGTTTCATGAACACAAAAGAGCCCGCGCTAGCGACTCGATTTTCCGATTGGACGTGATGCAGTGCTTGGTCAATCGGAGAGATTCCATCCGGCCCCGGCTTGCCAGATAGCTTGCACTCGACCCGCAGATAGAGCTTGAAGCTGGCTTCGTTGACCGATTCGTAGCGGCCATGAATCTTGCGAAAATAGTCGTGCCCGTCATACCAGCAATCGCGTGTGGCCTGGGTATACGCATTGGCCAGATACTCCGTCACGAAATCGCCGCCTAACAAGTCGGCCCATGTGTAGTAGCCTTTGTCCGCATGAGCGGAATAACAAGTGATGCCGCCCGACTTGACGACTGCGGACATCGGCGAGGTGCTGCCCGGGACAAACCAGTGTGAAGGCCCCTGGGAGTTAACTTCGAATTCGTCCGGCCACTCATACGCAGCATATTTTTCCTTCAGCGCCTTCTCGACAGTAGCAAGAGGAATCTGGTCGCTTTCTGTCGGCTTGAATTTGTATTCCTTGGCTGTCTGGAAGAAAAAGTATTGTGAGTCTTTTGCTTTGATTGGAGGATGCTTCAGGTCCTCCCATAGGTCGCCCCTACACAGCAGCCGGGTAGGATTTTCAAACGCAGGCTCGTCCAGGCATGGGAGCAGCTTGAGGTTCAACCATATTTTGGCGTGCTGGTGCAGGAAAATTGCGAACGAAAAATCATGGACTCGAATCGGCTCTTCTAAGAGATATATCAATCGAAAGTTTCCGCCCAGCGAGTGCTCCAGCCATGAGGGCTTATACTTCATCGACTCGATGGCTTGCATTATGGTTTCCCGGGGACAGGCGATGTCGAAGTCCGGCGAGAATCCTCTGACGAGTTGCGGCGGATTGCTCTCCTTCGTTACCCTCAGCCGGGGATTCAGCGGCTCAATGAGGGTGTAAAAATAATGCTTCGTGTCCGGATTCTGATACCATGCCTGCCGGTCCTCTTTTACCTTTCGAATCTGCTCGGTAATTTTCTCCGTGGGTTTAAAGTCCCACGGCTCTACTCCGCTTAGGAGCGTATTGGTGACGGCGTTCTCTGCGTATAGAAACATATTATTTCTCGTAGTGTTGCAGTTCTTTACCCTCCGCTGCAATCGGGCAACCTACCAGCCAGTCAGGAGTCTTCGACATCTCTTCTTCGACATCTTTTGCGGTGACGTTCAGGTCCACTTCCAGCACGGCTTCGTCGTGAACTGAAAATAGATTCCACCAGCCTCGCTTGTGCATCTCCACCAATTGGCGGGCGAACACTTCACGAGCCGTGGCCTGGACAATATTCTCAACCAGCTTGCCCCCATAGAAAGTCTTTCGTTTCCCTCCCACGTCAGCGGTCGCTTTATTCTTTCGGATAGGTCTCCCGCTCACCGGGTCTTTTGTAATCTCCACGGCGAGTCGGACATCTCGATAGAAAATCACGCGACCGCTAGGCAACGTTACTTTGAAGTCCTCGCCGACCGAGGACCGGAGTTTAGAATCCAGACGCGGGCTCAAGCCGTTATGTTCTACTGAGAACACCAGGGGATTTTGTTCGCGAAACGTTTTCACAATCTCGCGGCTCTTCTTTCCCCAGCCGGGAATCTTCCTGATACCACCCGGCGCGCCCAGGTCGTGAATCTCTTCAAACTCCGGGTCGTCTTTGGTGATATCGATTCCGCCTTCTTTCGCACAAATCGCGATAAACTTTTCCCAGCCAGCACCATAGCCCAGGCCCAACACCTGGATTTTAATCATCTTATACCAGTCGGTCTTCTTGGTGTTTCTGTCAAACCGGGGTCCGGTGTATCCCATGGATGCGACCGCGAAGGCTTCATACACCCCATAACCCTCTTGAATGAGCTTGAGCAATCTTGAATTGCCTGAAATGTATGCGAGGACACGCGGCTCGATTTGTGATAAATCGCATGCAATCATTTTCTTTCCAGGCCGGGGGATAATCAGAGCCCGGAAATCGATAGCGTGCTTCACCCAGTCCGGGTAAACCCCGTGCTCGTCCTTGTGGTCGAGCGCCTGCTGGACCCGGATATCATCCGATTCCATGGTGCCTTCTATGGTCACCAGCATCGGCTTCTTCCGCATGTTCTGAAAATTAATCTTCGCATCTCCGGACCACCTGCCAGTGTGCGCGCCGAAATATTTCAGGGCGAACGGCATCGTGCCGTCGGAACGCAACCTGCGTTTCACCGTGAGAAAAGTGCAATACAGTTTGTTTATAGAGCGCCAAGCAGAAACAGCCTTAATCCAGGGGTGCTGCTTGGCGTATTGAAGCTCCCACTCTTCGTAACCCTCTTCGTCCTCCGACTTCGTCGGCGGGCACGGGATTCCCATTCTCCGGCATTGCTCTGCGATGCACTTAGTGGAGGTAGGCTTGCAGTTGAAATCATCCCAATCTTCGGACTCGTCATCGCGAAGCCAGGGGATGATTTTTTCGGTGTTGTGTTTGACGTCATGCGTTTGAAGGATGTAGCTATCGAGCAGCGCGGTGTCGATTTGCACGCCGTGCATGCCCTGGTCGATTGTGATGTTGCTTAAAATTTGTTCGTGCTCCGGCCACTGCGAGCCGTAGTCTTCCCAGAGCTTCCAGGCCCAATATGCATCCACCTTGCCGGAGTCCACGACCTGGGTCCGCTGAGCCTCGGTAAGGTCCGCGAATTTCGCGTTATCCATGATGTCGCGATAATCTTTTCCCACCTTCGTTTTGTAGAGGTGCAGAACCGCTTCAGCGAGCGCGCGCCGGTTGCAGAGATACGAAGTCAGGTTAGCGGTGCAGTGCCACGCGGCTGGCTTGACATGCGCGGGGATTAGATTGCGCCGCTGAAGCTCGTTGAAAACAGTGTTATCGAAATACCGGTTGTGGCTCACGACGACAGCGCCGTGAACCGACTCCCAGTTGAATTCCCCCGGGGCACCAGCCCAGACTATCGGCCCGTTGCAAGCGGACAAAAGGTAGCAGTCGAAAAGCTCGTGACGGCAGTAGTCTTCAGCAATGAGTTGCTTCAGGCCGTATTTGAGCTTCTTCGAGTAAAATGTCTCGAAGTCTAGGCTGATGTGGCTCACTGCGCGTAGCCTTGAATTTCGGTTCGCAGGCTGTCAATGGTGCCTTCGAGTTGTGTAGCTTCGTATTCCTTCTTGCCCAATTCCGCTTCGGCCTTGCACAGAGGACACTCTTTTTCCTTGTGCCAGATTTTGGGATGCCCGGTTGCACACATCGATGCGCCGCTGATTAAATAGTCCATAAGACAAATAGAAGAGCCGTCCTGGTGCCAAGAGTCCACCAGGACGGCAGGGTTTGCTATCTGGTCCGGCCCAACGTTACACCCACTGAGGGCATCCGCTTGACCTTCCGCTGAATTATCTTGGCAATGACCAGATTCCATTTCTCCATGACTCTATCAGAAAGAGCCCCCGTGGTGAAACCTAATTCGCCAGGATTCAGAAAATCTTCCTGGGAAACTCCGGCACCCTGGTCGATAGCCCGGACCAGGGATTCCACGTCGGCCCTTACTTCATCCAGGAAGTCTTGCCCCACGCGGGTGAATTTTCCTAGGCGGATTTCTTTTGAACAGCGGAGCGCATGTTCGCGCACGGCTGCTTCGTTTAGGATACGAAGGGTCCCAAGCTCCATTACTTCTTCACTCATTGGATTTTCGTTTTTCAAATTTTTGGTTAACGATTGAAAAGGCTTCTTTCGAAGTTGACCCGTGCCCTGCGACTTCAGCCGCAGAGCACTTGGGATTTGCGCAGTAGACCGTCATTCCGAATTTCGGGTCACCAGGATGAATCTGGTTTCCCGGTTGCTCGGACAACGGCTGATTGCAGACGGGGCAATTCATGGTTTCTCTGCCGTAGGAGGCACAAAAAACTGATGCACGAACCTCTCTGGGTCAGTCCAAGCCGGATGATTATCGCGGATATAAAAAGCTCCTGCGAACGCAAACACCAGTAGCCCCAGCCAGACGAGCATTCCGATACCCTTAACCCTGTCGCTGGCCTTTGAGCTTAGTAGCCCTAGGGGTCCGACTACCAGAGCCGCGACCATGAGCACGAGGAGCACGAACAGCGTGCCCCCGTATACGACGAGGGCGAGGCATTCGAGAAAACTCATTCGTCCCCCAGTTCCATCCCCTCGGGGATTTCGAATTTCATTGCCTTGCTGTTGCACGCGCACAATGGGGCACCGATTTCTTCGAGCCACTTGCGGGTGATTCGAACGTTGCAGCCACAGGAACCGCACTCTGCTTTAATAAGCCGGGTGGTCTGCTTCTTCACCGGGCGCATATTCGGATTAAGCTGGGCGTGCGGATACGCGCCAAGCTTCGCCACGATTGTCTTCGACTCCGCGAGAAACGCTTCGCCACCAAAAGTAGCGGTGAGCTTTCCTTCCAGGCCGATTGAACGCACGCATTTCCCAAACACCTTGTTGTGTTTTTCTTTGATGCCCACGACCGCATGAGCAACCTCGTGCGCGAGTGTCGGAAGAACCCCGTAGGAATCCACCGGGTCCTTGAGTCGCGGCGAGATAAAAATCTGGTGAACCTTGTCCGTTGACGCTTTCGCATCCCAGCATTCGCCGATTGAATATTTTTTCGCCGATAGACCACGACTGGAGGGCCAGCCGCAGCTAACGCGAACCTTGGGGACTTTGTATCCCTGCTTGGTGAACAGCGGTAGCATCGCCTGGACTGCTGCGGCTAGCCACTGTTCTCGGTTTTCGTGTTTTTGTTTTTGTGCCATAAAATTATTCCTCGATTGGCCGGAGCGCCAAGTTGCCGGTCGCGCGAGGGTCTGAATAGACCGGCACGACGTCCAGGGTAGCGACGAATTGCTTCGCACTGCTGAGCCGCTTGTAGACCTTAGCGTCTCCGAGTAACCGGCGAAAATCGCCGCAGCAATTCCGCGCGTCCGACCAGCGTTTGCCCATCCAGGGAAAATTCGTCTGGACCTGGGACTTGAGAACGTATCCAAAAGGTTTGGCCATAAAATTAGTCCATGTTGGGGAATGCGGCGTAATAGGCGTCCTGCTCGTCGCGAGTGCGAAGGGCCTTGAAACTGTTCTCGTCAATCTGATTGGCGAGCGTGGGCAGTTCGCGGCGCGCCTGGGCAAGGGCTTCGTCCTTGGTGACCGCGTAGACCTGATTAAAGCCGCCACCGATGAAAGTGAACGACCAGAGAACTCTCTCAGCGACCCTGTTAGGCCGACCCAGAGGAGAAAGGGGAGCGGAACCGTGAGTATAGCAGGAAGGAATCTGCACCTGATTTTTGCCGTTCACCAGGGCGATATCCACCGAGAGAACCACGCAAGCTTTGTCACCAGACTTGTCACCCTTGCATTGGGCGCGGGCTTTGCGGAGAAGACCCTTCAGGTCTTTGACGCTGACTACCATGTAATTTTCATTCATGCCACCAAGATACACCCGGCCCGTTTAAACGCAACCCCCTATTTGCAGTTTGTAGTTTATCTAATGGAAAAGGCACCGTGAATTAATCCACGGTGCCCTGTGCAATCCGCGTGTCTGATTATTCAGTGGCGGGCGCTTCGAGCGCATTCCTCACGAATTCCAGAAACTCCGGGGTAGTGGGTTTCGTGGCGATGCAGACCGGGACCCAGGCTTTGTTGCCCGTGCCGTAGGTCTCTTCCTTCGTGGTGACGGCATACTCGTAGGAGGGGTAACCACCCTTCCGCAGAATTCCCATCTTGCGAGCCGTGAAGAAAACCTTCTTCGCGGCAGCGGTGTAAACCGCGCCCTTCATCGCCCAGAGAGCCAGGGCGAATTTTCTGTCTCCAACCGGGTAGTTGAAGACCGTGTCGTCATCCGGATAGTCAGCCGGACGTTCGACCGCGATGAACGCGTCCACCAGGGGCTGGAACAGTTTGCATCCGGATTTCTCCTTCAGCTTCCATTCCTGGTAGTCCGTGGTGCCACCGTTCGAGGCAACCTCGGCGACGTTCTTCACGATAAGGCCGCGCGCGCCACCGGTAGTTTTCTCGACATACCGGGTAGGCCGGAAGCCGATAACCACCATGTTCACTGGAGCAGTCGCAGCGCGAACCACTGCGCCGTCCTTGAGGCGCGGGGGCACAAACAGAACTGCCTTCTGGTCGTAGACCAGCGAGCCCAGTTCGAAGGTGTCCTTAAGCTCGCCCATGTTCTGGACGATGTTCACCCGGGGGATGATGATGTCCTCGAAGGCCGGGATGAAGTCTCCCAGCAACAAGCCGCTGCTGCTCGGGGCAGCGACGGCGACCGGGCCAGCGACCGGAGCGGGAATAACCGCAGTGGTTGCAGGCGTAGCAGTAGTTCCAGCCACATCAGTGACCGGCTGCTCATTTTTACCAAACACTATTTCACTCATTTTGTTTTTGTGTTACGTTGTTTTTACCTTTGTCGTTTTGAACCTTCAAGAAAGCGTATCCATCCCCGTGAACGACTGCACCGGAATCAACCAGAGCTTTCTTAAAATCTTCTACTGCGGACTTCTTCGTGCCGCGAGGACTTTTATCCTTGATGATTTCCTCGATGGGACCGAAGGTAGCGTCCAGGCATTTTTCGTATTCGTCCCTGGTCACGTATTGCAACGCTATCTCGCGGAATTTCGAAAGGTCCACTATGCCCCGGCGTCCAGGCATGGTTTGGATAATCATGCCCTCAGGAACCGCTGCGTCGTTTCGCAGCACTCGGTCCGTGACCTGCCTACGGAATGCCTCCGCCCAGATTTTCACCACGGACGCTAACGTGAGCGCCTTCTTGGTGTTCTGCGGGTCGAGTATCATTGTCGGCGTGATGTCGTCAGGAAATTCCAGCGGGTGAAACTTCTTGCCAACCTTCAACGCATTGGCTAATCCGATTGGGCAGCGTCCGAGATTCGCACAGAAATTACAGGCCGGGACATACGCCCTAGCTGTCGAAAAATCCTGCTTTCTTCGAGCGAGTCGCGCACGGGCAACGATAGCTTGAATTCGAAGATAGAGAACGGGGATTTCTTCCCGGTTGAATGTGTGCTCAGACAGCAGCCCGATAAGTGGCTGCTTGAACCAAAATCTAACGGCGCGGAGTGAAGGATACTTTTTGAAAAGACCCAGGACATAGGCGATACCTTGCGGATTCGTTTCCGCGCCTTCAACTGCCCAGTAGCCGAATTTCCAGTCAATGACTTCTGCATAGGTTATATTGTAGTTGAGTAAAACGTGGTCCACGTATCCAGCCGTGGTTGAAATTGCATCATCGAAAACGATGTCATCAATCGGAAGGTAAGCTTCTTTTAGCTCCTGGATTTCCACTGGCGTGCCGGTTAACACTCCATTGTTGTCGGTCACTGCTGCGGTAGCTTCCTGCTGGAGAATTAATCGCCGCTCTTCCACGAAGTCCAAGCACTCTGCCACCGCTGCCGCGTCATCGTCATCCAGCCGGGTGTCGTCCTCCTGAGTCTCAGTAGCCTTGTGGGCGATGGTGCCAATAATCGAACGAACCGCTTTCGAATCCCGGCCAATGTAATCCGGGCAAGCTTCCAGGTTCGCCAGGGACGAAGGCGAATAGGGGTGATGTGGTCTTTCGACCTCAGTCTCTGGAACTGCAACCGGTGCAGCGGGGCCGGTTGCAGTTGGAACAGTCATGATTGTTTTCGGGTCTGACATTTTCTTCTGACGGGAGAATAGCTAAACCGGAGAGAACGAGAAACCAGATAATGAAAAAAGTTATCATTCGTTCAATCGTTCAATCGTTCAATCCTTGCGCCATGCCCAGGGCAGCCCGGAGCCTGACCTGGAGCTTAAACAGTGCGAGGCATTCTTCCCGGGCAACCATGGTCCGGCTGATGCCCAGTCTTTTCGCAACTTCCGCACGGGTCATTCGTTGAGGAAGTGCCGCAGCGATTCGCTGGCCGATGTGCATCTGCTCTTTGTAGCCTTCTCCCGTCCTACCCTTGGAGAATTTTTTAGCGGGTCCCACGGTAAGCCTCCTGCACTGCGGCCCACGCGCGGCCACACTTCGCTGTCCGGAGATTCAGGTCCACGCCTGAGAATTCATCCGGGAGAAGATAGGGAAGGTTGCGGGGGAGGGGATTTTTGGTCTGCTGGTCCTTACGGATACGTTTTTTGAATTTGTTCATATTTTTAGTTACACTTCTTGAGTTGGTATTTCGAGGGAAGTGTCACCTCGAAAGGAATCGATGCCGCGAACCGACTCAGAAAACTGGCTATTGCCCCATTACGCGTTTGTGCATCGCGTCTCTGGCTGGCGCTCCGGTTGGTTTCCAGCCGTGCTCGACCGCGTTCAGCAGCCGTTTTTGTCGCGCGGCTTTTGCGGGAGTGGTTGATTTTGCTTTTACTCCGCCTGGGGTGGATACGCGGACTCTGCCTTTTCCTGCTGGTCGTATTTTTACTGGCATGCATAACAGTCGCTAATTAGACCATAAGTGTCAACATCAGCGCAAACCACAAAAGGTTGCGCACAATCCCGTCATCAATTGCCTGCTGTCGATAAGATTTCACGTCGTTGGGCTCCTTCGTCCGGGGTTCGGATTGGCCGCAGGCAGGGATTTACTAGCCCACGAAATTCCTGGGTCTGAATCCACCAAAAGGTTTGTGCTGGCTCTGCCGGAGTGGCGACACAATACTCCGCCAGTTCGCTCCAATCGATTCCCGGATGGAATCGAATCGCTTCCGCACCGATTTCGTCGGTCATCACGAACACCTGGGCAGCATCGCTGAGAAAAGCAAGCCGTGACGGCACTCCGAGACGGGAACAAAAATATCCAGTGACCAACGCGCGCGAGACTGCGCCGTCTCTGCCGCCCACGTCGCGATAGCTCCAGACTGTTAGCATCGACCATATTCCGGGAAGCACTCGAACCGGAGCTTCCCCAGCGGATTTTCGAAGTGCTGCACGAAGCTCTGGGCCGGTGAGAAATGAAATCAGCCGTTCCCAAGCTGTCGCAGTAGTAGGGAACATTCGTTTGGCCGCACTGACCGTAAATGGAATCTCGTTTCCATCTTCGAACCATAGGCGTTCGAGCGCGCCGTGATACGCGGCTGTAACCCGCATCAGCGTAGAGGTATGATACAGCTTGTAAAGCTGGCCGAAGGTGAGCTTGGATAAATTCATGGCCGGGAGAAAGGTTGTAGTCTCAGGGTTCGATGTTTGTCAGAAACTAGGTTGAACCAGACAGTCTTCACGAAGAAGTGGTTGACGGTGTTTTTGTAGGGCACCAGCACGAAGCAAAGGTCTCGACCGTCGTCCCAGGGGTAGCGCACGATGCCCTTGGCTACTGTGCCATTGCTAACCTGGATTTCGACTACGTCGTTCTCCTGGATATCGATAGAACTGGGGAGCAGGTCGGTGCCCAGTGTCTCCACGAGGTGCTCGTCGTGAGCATGCCGCGCGTAATGAAGCTCCACGATACCGGCGAACGCTTCCGCACTGCGGGCAGGAAGTCCGTAGGCCCCTCGGTTGTAAAGTCCGTCTTTCATTGGCTGGCAACCTCGTCAGGAAGAGCGTTGAAAAGTTCCAGGTCGGTTTCCGAGTTGTCCCACTCGATGCCCAGGCGGTTCAGTGCCGCGCAGATTTGCGCCCTGGTCCAGTTTAGTCCGTTTTCATTCATACCTACAGCTTAGCACCGCGCCGTTTAAACGCAAGGGGCTATGTCAAACTATCTTCGTCGTTGTCGTGGTCGTCTTTCCAGGCTATCGCCATTACGATTGTGACCACCAGCCAAAACCAAAGCGTGTGAATCATTCAGCAGGTATAATGGTGACGTCGTATTTTCGATTCGACGCAATCGAGTCCGCAGTTTTTTGGTCAAAGAAATCTCCCACCCTCTTCCCCTCCACTGTGGTCGTGTTCGTGAGTTTAGTGATTTGGTAGAGCCCCCGGTTGAACTGAGGGTCCGGGTCGTAGGTCAGAGTGATTTTGATTTTTTTCATATAGAATCATGTGGTGATTAATTGTCCGAGTTTCGACACGTCAAAGCTCGGGAATTCCGCTTTGACCTTGTAATACTTCCCGCCCAGGAACCACGCGCGCCAGTGGTCGCCAGCTTCCTCGCCTACTCCGGTAATCTCGAATAGCACCTGGGGAAAGGCCAGCGACAGCGCGCCCATGTCGTCAATCCAGCTATACCAGCAACACACGTCGTCGGCATCCCAGCCGCTCATAAAATATCTGTCGGTGGTTTCACGCTGGTCCGCAATCCATTTTTCGATTGCGTCCTCCAGGCCGATGCTGCCAACGGGAACCCCGCACTCAGGACAAAACTTTTGCCCTTTGGTGGTTTTATGGGGGCAGTTCGGCAGGTCAGCCGGGGCATCGCTAACGGCTTGGAACCGATGTTTGAAACGGGTATTGTAGCTCATGGATTTTTTGAACACTCCTTTGACATATCGTCCAGGTCAGTTTGAAGCTTGAAAACGTCGTGCGGTAAATCGTCGGCTCGAATAAAGATGCTGTAATCCGCACCTTCTTTGCCCCACATGAACACGCCGACTTCTCGCGCGGTGTCGA